CTACAACACTACCATTATTAGTCCAGTTTGCCATTATCTAAATTCTTTACGATCTATAAAAAGATTTTCAGCAATAATGTCTAAGTCTGCTTTGCCTACTAATTTTCCTAAGGGTATACGACCGTATGCCATTCTTTTATCGTCTACATCGTAAGGTAATTTTTTATACATTCTAGCCAAAAATCTTTTTGCTCTTATCAGCAAACTTTCTGGCGGCAAAAGGCTAGGCTTAGTAAAATAAACTAAAAAGTCCGGCTTTAAAACACTAGTAGGATGTATATGTTCTTTAGGAATAGTTACATCGTTATCAGTAAAAACAGCAAACGGATCTTTACCCACATGTGGGTAGTTCATATATAATATGTCTGGAGTCGATTCTAATGTAAACAAGTCATAGTCATCATCTTCTAATGGTTCGCCTGTATAATTTGTTGTTGTAATAAATCTTTTGGGTGGTGTTTCAAATGCAACTATTTGCTCATACTGGTGTATTTTATAATTTAAAATACTTAACCAATGACTTAGTTTTTTATCTAATTCCGAGTCAGTGAGGTTACTATGTAAATTTACAAAATTTTCATGCAAATAGTTAGCATCTATATTTTCTAAATTTAAATCAGGTCTAAGAGTTTTAATCTGTTCAACGCAGTTATGTAAAGATTTTTCTATATCTTCTAGACTATCATTAAATCCATAAAATCTATCTCGTGATACTGGCGGTAACGGATTCTTTAAACAAATTTCCCAAATCCTCCTTGCAACTCTATGATCGTATAATTTAAATGTAAGAGTATACGTAGGTGGCTTTTTTAAAAGAAATCTTGCTCGAGTATTTAAATGAAAATCAATCAACATATTCAGTATCAGTATTGTATGCAGTAAAGCCGCCTTCTTTTACTACTGTTAAAACATTATTTACACGACCCACAAGTTCTTCCTTGTGAGAAATGAGCATAATATTTTTGCCTTGTTCTCTATGCATTTTTTTAAGTATGCCTAACGCATTCTCTACACCCATACTGTCCATTCCGCTATCGATAAGTTCATCGATACACATTAAGTTCATTGGCCTATTAAGACTTTCGTACATGTCTCTAAATGCCCAACTTAGACCTAATATAAGTCTATTACGTTCTCCTCTACTTAGATTATCAAAGTCTAAGTCTCTGCCATATTCAGTAATTTCAACACCAAGATCACTTGCAAATTTTACATCATGAGGTAAACCTAGTTTTTCCAAATAATGTGCAAGTCTATGATTAAGGTACATTATATTTTGATCTATAATTTTCTTTCTAATAAAACTATCTTTGCTTGTTAATAATTTATATAAAAATTCTTGATGATCTTGTAAAAATGTTAGTTCATTCATTTTATCAAAACTTATATTTTGAATTCCTGTATTTCGTAAAGATTCTATTTGTTCAATATATGGATTTAATTCGTCTGCTTTTTCTTCTAATTGTGACTTTAATGTTTCTAAGTTATGTTTATGTGATAGTGCATCTTCTAATGATGTATAATTGATTACCGGTTCTTCAGGGATATCAAATGTTTCTAATTCTTTTTTAAGTGTTGATACTTTTTCAAAAATCTCATCATAATAAATTTGCTCTGCACCTATCTTTTCTTCTAATTCTTTTGTGTATTCTTCGTGTGTTTCTAAATGTGCTGTGTCTTGTCCACATGCAGGACAAGTGCCTGATTTTGCATCTTCGAAATTATTTTTTAATTCATTTAATTTATTTAAACTTCTATCAAGTGAACGCTCTGCCGTGCTAAGATCTTTTGTAGTAGTTTGTTCTTTTACTTTTTCTTCTTTGATAGCATGTGATAATTTATGATTTTCTAATTCTTTTTCTATATCAACTTGCTCTAGATTTATAATAGCATTACCCAGTTCGATAATTTTATCTTCTTTGTTTCTTTCCCATGCCTTACTACGACTTTCTATCTCTTTAACATTTAACTCTATACGTTTGTTACTTGCCTCTATAGTATTGATAGTTATTTCTTCTTCTTTGATACTATCTCTTGTATCTTTTTGGCGATCTTTTAGTACTTCTGCTTTACGAGATAAATCAGTAATTCCTAATAACTGTTCAATCATATCTCGTTGATCGTTGTTTTTCATTGATAAGAAAGGTTCGGTGTAAGTGTTTAGTGCAATTAAATGCTTAAACATGTTATGTGGAAAACCGATAATTTTTTCTATTTCTTTTTGTGTTTCTCTGCTGTCGCCCTGCTGTTCATTATCTAATGCATCCTCGCCATTTATAAACAATCTTAATACATTAGGTTTTCTTCCTCGCTCGATTCTATATTCACGACCTTCTATTTCGAATTCGACAGTGGTCATCATGCCCTTGCCGTTTGTCTTGTTTATAAGATTATCTTTTCGAATATTTGTTAATGCTTCGCCGTATAATGCATAACTGAGTGCATTTATTATAGTAGTTTTTCCAGTACCATTTCTGCTACCGTCACCACCCATGTCTAAGTTATGGCCTAAAACTAATGTAAGTTGACAACCATCAAAGTTTACTGCCTGTGTGTTGTTACCAACACTCATAAAATTCTTTGCTGATACGTTCTTAATTTTTAGCATTCTTTCGTTTTTGTCCTTTTAAAAATAATTTATTTGCTTGACGTTGCATACTTTGTTCTATCTGCCTGTCAAACCAATTCCTAAACCACTGTCTTAATTTGCCCATTACTCTATTTCAATACTATTATAAATGTCTATTAATTTCTGAGATTCTACTGTATTGCTTTCTATAGTTTCTAATTGTTGTATAACTATTTGATCAACACTTTCGAAAGTTATTTCGCCACCCTCATACTCCTCCTCTTCTTTTATAGGAATAAGTTGTAGTTCTCTTACTTTATATTGTTCAGCAAATTTTTCTCTTATAAAGTTTGCTTCTTCATAAGATATGCTGATATCTAGTTTTACTCTAGCATAAGTGTATTCGTCTAATAGATTTTGATGATTGTCTAATAATTCTTTAAGTGCAAACACTCTATACTTAGGACACTCAGTCCAATTTACATATTGCGGTTCTTCTCCCCATGTCAAAAACATTGCTCCTCTTTCCTCGTCGCCTACATCAGCATAATTATGAGGGAAAGCATTGCCTATATAATGTATATTATTGTTATATTGACGTTTGTGAAAATGTCCACTGAATACAAGTTCAGGACCTTTAAGCATGTCTGCTTTAATTCCACCGTGATCCGGCATTTCAACCATTGCGTTCATTTTAAAAAACGGCAATTCAAAATGACCAAACATATATTTACATTGCATCTTTGCAACTTTTTTGTGTTCATCACCTACTAGCCAAGGAATAATAGCAACATCATCTTGTAGGAAGTGTTCATCTACCATAACAAAGTTAGATAGGTCTCTTGCATATTCGATACTGTTAAGTTCACGTTTATCACGATAATATAAATCGTGATTACCTGTTATAAAATAAACAGTTTCAAATGCATTGTTAAGTTTCTTAAGATCTCTGATAGTAGCATTCATTGTTGCTACATTTACACTTGCTCTGTGGTGATGCCAGTCGCCTAAGAATATACATGTTTCTGCATTTCTGGCTTTTGCTTCTGCAATGAACCAATCTATGTACCTTTCACAGTCTTGTAAATGTAAACGGCTATTCTGCTTTAATCCGTAATGTATATCCGTAAAACAGGCCGCTGTCTTAAACAGTTGTGGCATATTAATTGTTGTTTATGTCTGTAGTTTCGTTTTCTATTGCCGACTCTCTCAAAGCCTTCATCTCATTTTCATGCTGAATCTGTCTACCATAACTTGGTAAGTGGCCTGAGTCGATTAAAATATCATCTCTGATAGTTTGATTTCTTTTTTCTAAATTTAATACTCTAGTAAAACTATTGTTTACAGCGGCAGTATAGTATGCAAATGGATTATCTGATTTTGCTTCGTTAAACTGCAATCCTATTTGAGATAACTGTACTAATGCTTGTCCACGCATTTCGTCTACATAAGTGTACCCTCTCCAGTTTGCTCTGTGACTGTACCTTTCAACTAGTTTTAAAAACATTGTGCCTAATTTGTTAGTAATACTACCAACAGTAGGATTAAACTGCCCGTTACTTAAACTGCCTTCCCAATGACTTCTAGCAACTTCTACTATTTCATCACCTTGATAAGCATAATGTTTAAATGCTGGAAAGTTTACTTTTGCTTTAGTTTCTGCTTCATTTTTAGGATTTTTCTTTCTACCTGGCTCATCTGGAATGTGTTCCATAGTCATTACTCTAAAAACAATTTTTTCTTTATCAATGCTCTTAGGATCTACAGCAAACTCTTTTTGTTTAGGTTTATTTTTATAATCCTTAGGATCATGTTTGGCCATTGCGGCCTGATATGCGTCATATTGTAGTCTAGCAACATGATTTTCTCTAGCAGTTTTAAGACTATTTCTATTGATCTTTTTAACGTCTTCTAGAATTATATCAAATATGCTGTATTTTTCATCTGCTAGATAGCAGTATGACATTTTGCTTTTGTGTATTTCTTTTAATATATCTCTGTTATTAAGATAATTAACTTTTTTAGGCTGTGCCATTAACTCTCCTCAAAATTATCGTTCATTTATATTGTTAGTATTATACACAGTCTTTTGTGTATGTCAAGTAGTATTTAGTTAAACTGGATAATAATAACATCTGTTAATGGATTAGATAAATAGTTGTATGGCATTTGGAAATTTAATATCAGGATATCTTGGAAACAAGGCTAAACAAAAACTTGGCTCAATAGATAATCCAGTAATAAGGCGAGCAGTAGGTGGCCTTTTAGGAAATCTAGGTGGCGATATCTTTGGAGGTTTAGCAAGTCCTCCTAGAAACGCAGATTCAAACCTGTTATTTGGTGCAAGAAATTTAAGCGAATTACAATTAAGAAATAGATTAGCACAACAAAGTAATCAAGCCGCGGCGTTAGATGTTTCAAATGAAGGCAGTTTAGCAGAAAATAAAGACTGGCGTGCTAGGTTGCGACCTAAATCTGCAGGAGAATTACTTACTTACAGAGCAACTGCCTCCAATGCTGAAGAATCAGCATTATTGGCGCCTATTATCGAATCAGGTGGCTTAGTTTTTCAATATACTCCTAGGTTTTTTATTAGTGGTACTGCAAACTATCATCAGCATGAAGGCCAAGGAATGAATTATCCTATCATGTCGTATATAAATTCGACACCGCCTAATTTTCCTGTATCATCAGATTTTACTGCAAACAATATAGATGAAGCAAGATATGTTTTAGCAGTATTAACATTTTTAAAAGTTATGACAAAATCTGAATACGGTGATACAGCAGTAGGTAGAGGTGTAGCAGGTACTCCGCCACCGGTTCTATTATTTGAATATCTTGGAGACCATGGTTTTAATAAAGTACCAGTTGTATTAAGAAGTTATACTGTTGAATATTCCGATACAGTAGACTATGTACCAGTAGTCACAAATATAAAGGGAAAACCTACAACCACATATGTGCCTACGTCAACATCAGTGATGATTGATTTACAGCCAACTTACACACCTCAAAAACAACGCAAAAGATTTGATCTCAAAGGTATTACTACTGGTGAAAGTTATAAGGATGGGTTTGTATAATGGCTAACTTTCATAGAAGAGATAGTTTTTTAAAAAATGCTGGCACATTCGAAAACTTTTTAGATTTAAATGCATTACCAAAAATGCCAAAATCTTTATATGACGAAGAGTACACATTAAGTAGTGCTGATCACAAAAGACCTGATCTTTTAGCATATAAAATTTACAATAATACAAGACTGTGGTGGGTGTTTGCACTAAGAAATCCAGATGTATTAGTAGACCCTATTAATGATTTTGTAGAAGGAACAGTTATACAATTACCGTCAGGCGATACTGTTAAAAGAATAGCAGGTTTATAAGATGGCAGATCCAGATGCAATAGGATTCAGAGATGTAAATGCAGGAGGTACGCCTTCTGAAAGTCCTCCTAGCACATCAACTACACCAGAAGCACCAAGTGAAGGAGAAACTGTACCTGGTCCAGATACAACAACAAATAATAAATACGTCGGAGCAGTTTTACCAAATGTATTAGACTTCTATGATTCGCCTACTTATGTTGCTACATTGTATATGATACCGCCCGTAGAAAGTTCCTCCTCATCACAAGAGCCTGATGAAGATCAAACTGCAACAGATGGAAAAGATAAACGAGGTAATAATGCAGATAACTCTAAAGGCAGTAAGACTAAAAAATTAGGAGGCGGTTTTTTAAATGGTGCTCTTAAGGCATCTCCAGAGAATACAGTAATTCTTGCTAGTACAGGAGCAACTGCTGGCATTACAATAGACAATATAGATTTAGTCACAGTTTCAGGCGGTCCTAATAGTGTTATTAATAAAACATGCGAGTTTGAAATAATACAGCCTGGTGCGGCATCGTTTCCAGACATGATTACAAGGGCACAAACATATCTAGGTATTCCTACTGAAACAAAAGATTTTCCTCTGTTTTTAGAGATCTCATTCAAAGGTAGAACAGAGACGGGAGGTGACCCTCAGAAGCCTGATTATGATGACATAGAGGGAGGCGGAAACATAGTAGCAGACATAGTAGGTCCATTTATCTATAAACTTGCACTAAAACAATTTAGCATTAACATAGATCAAACAGGTAGTAGATATCAATTCGATACAGTTGTAACAGACGAATATGCATACAACCCGCAATTAAAAGCATTACCGATACTAACAACAACTGTAGGTAGTACTATAACAGAACACGTTAAAGGCCCTACAGGATTAGAAGTACTATTGAACGACCAATTACAATCATCTGCAAATGAGAATGCAACACCAGACATAATAGAATTTGATTTGAGTGGATTAGTGGCCGCACAACAAATAGACCCTAAAGAAAAACAAGGAATAGATGATTTTTCTAAAGGCATAAACTTAAATGCATTTAATAAAGCAAAAGATACAGTTAATGATATACTAAACACACCTAATCCAATTGATAGAATTCCTAAACAAGTACGAGGTACAGCAGGAGACCTTAAAAACGAATCTAAAAAACAATCAGGAATAGCAGAAAATTTAATTATAGATGAAACATTAAGTACAACAGAAACAACTAGTATTCAAAGTGTTCCTGGATTAGACGAAATAGACAAACCAAATGCTGAAGAATTAGAACAAATTATCGAAGAAAATAAATCTAGCGGGTTTGTTAAGAAAGTTGATACAGGAAAAATAGAATTAGTTGCAAAACGAGGCTTAGGCATAAACGAATATTTTGAAATGTTATTATCTATGAACGATGAGTTCTTTACTAAGATTAGCAAGGTAATTAATCCAGGTGAACCATTTATAAAAGAAGATCAATCTAAAACATCAACATATAAATTATCGATGAATTACGAAGTAGTTGAATTAGAGTATAATCCAACAAGAAGAAAATATGTTAAAAAAATAATCTATAAGCCTGTACTAGTAAAAACACAACAGGTTACTGCATTGACATCTGAAGGATTAATTTATAACCCAGAGCAAATGGCTAAAGCAGTAAAAGAAATGCAAATAAAGAAAGCATATCATTATTTGTTTACTGGAAGAAACGACCAAATAGTAAGTTTAGATATTAACTATAATAAAGGACTAGATTTTTTATTACCAGTTGCAGGAGGCATGGTCGGAGATCCTGTGCTTAACACACGTCACTCATCTGCAACTCCTGTACCAGCAAGTGAAGACAGTAATGCTATTAATGAGTTATTTGATAAAGTAGAAAAAGTTAAAGATGCAAAAAAATTATTTGATCTATTTAAAGGCAAAGATGATATCCTAGGTGGAATAGCAGGGATATTAGGTTTTGATTCTAACACAGCAAAAAATCTTTTAAATGACATAAATTCTTCTAGTGCAAAAGCATTTGCAGGTATGCTACAAGATAAGGTCACTAGAGAAAGTATATCTAATTTATTACTTAATAAAAAAGGCCCATCAAATCAATCTGGTACTAACACAGAAAGTGACAATCAAAGAATTATAGACGGAAGTGAAGATTATACTCCTACTCCTAGTGGGTATGTGTACGGTGTTGACCTTTTAGGAGGCTCAAAACATGCTGAAGAATTGTTACAAAAAGAGTTAGCAAAACGTACTAGTGAAAATGTCAAAGAAAGCGATGCTGAAAAAGTAAATTCTGGTCCAGTAGCGGCTGGACAAGAAGGCCATACAAATTCACATGTAATGGGAGCCCCACAAAAAAGTAATAGAAACTCTTTGATGGCATATTTGTTTCAACAACAGAATTCGGGTAGATTTTTAGTAGACCTTAACATGGTAGTCAGAGGAGATCCATGGTACTTAGGACAGCCAAATGATAAACTATTTCATACACAAGAATTATCTTTTGGTAATGATGCTAATTCTAAAAGTAATGATGCTGACGGTATTACTACATCAAGAAAAGATAATTTTTTATTATTAGAAATTAATACTCCTAGATATTTTGATTTGAATGTAAAAGATGAAGACAGCAATACTGGAAAATGGTATAGTGACGGAGAAGAAGGAACAGCATATTTCTTCTCAGGTGTTTATAGAATATTTACTGCAACATGTAGATTTCAAAATGGTTTGTTTACTGTTGATGTTGCAGGAGCAAAAGAAACAGCAATCGATATTAGTCAATTAAAACCTATGGTAGAGTATGATATGACTCTAGAAGAAAAAGACTTCCTAAGAGATAGACAATCTGCCTTCCAGTCTGAAACAGACTCTGATAAAAATAAATCACCTGCATGGATAAATGGTTACTTTACAGGAGATAGAATCGTAGCAGGTATACGAGAAGGAGATCCAGTAACACTACAAGATTTACTTGAGAGAGGGATAATTAATAGTGATGAAGCCGCGGCATACGAGTCATGGCAAAGGGATAAAGGCGGTAATTAAAATTGAGTATGGATGGTAAAAATGACGGAATGGTTAATGCCAGTATCCGATCAAGCAAAAACTTAACAGAAAAAGCAGAAAATCTTTCTAAGATACCACCTGGCGTTTATTCTGGTGTTGTTAATGGAAATTCATCTAATAGAAGAGACGGCACAATTAATGTGTTTCTCGATAACTTTCATAAGAGCCCTACAAACAAAGCAAGTATAGGCGGCATTATGGCCAGATATGCTGGACCATTTTACGGCAACATGAACGTAAATAAAAATATAGACGACCCTACCGAATCTGAAAAACCTATAACTAGTTACGGTATGTGGACTCAGGCGCCTGAACCAGGTAACCGAGTACTAGTTGCTATAGTAGACGGTAGTGTAAAATCAGCATTTGTTGTAGGTTATTATAATTTAACAGAAAAAAATAAAATGATACCAGGTAATGCTGGAGACCTTACGTATCAGAGCGGTGATTACCTACTACCAACTGTAGAAAAACAACCAAAAGATCAAGGCGAAACAAATAATAAAGAATTATACCCTGTAAATAATCCTCTATCAAAGAGCATAGTAAATCAAGGCTTAGCATTAGATCCATTACGAGGCGTAAGTTCATCTAGTGCTAGACGAGAGGATGCTAGTAATATTTGGGGAGTTTTAACTAAAGGTAGAAAAAATCCAGATGGAAAATTTACACATGCTGGCCATAGTATTGTAATGGATGATGGCGATGGCGATGCAAATAGTAAAAACATAAGAATTAGAACAGGCGGCGGAAATCAGATCTTATTAGATGATGATACAGGTGTAATATATCTCATAAACAAATCAGGTAAAGCATGGGTCGAATTAGGAAACGACGGTTCTATTCATTTCTTTGCTGATAAAGATATTAATTTTAGAGCAAAAAATAATTTTAATCTAAGAGCAGATAAAAATATCAATATTGAATCCGGACAAGACATTAATCTAATGGCGGCTGGTGATAACGATGCTGACGGTTATAGGGGAAGAGGCGGAATAGCAGGTGTACTAGGACTAGACAGCACTGGCTTTGGCCATATTAAGTTACATTCAAAAGGTTCAACAAGTTTACTATCAGAAAAGAGTGCTCAATTTACTGCACAGGCAGGTGATATAGAATTAAGTGCTAGTGGTAGAATAATGAATGATACAGGAAAATTTGATGTTGTTGCAAATAATATATTTAATCCTGCATTAGGAGGAATAAGTTTATCAACAACAGGTGCGGCTTCTATTGATAGTGTACTTGGTTCAAGTATGAAAAGTGTTGCTATCACAGAGGTCAGAGGTGCCACAGTACAGTTAAATAGTTTACCAGCAGTTCCGCCACCGCCACCTTTACCACCAAAGGCACAAGCGGCTACACCACTACAATTTTCTAAGAAACAAGATCAAAGCAGGAAGGCTCCTGAGTATAACGATTCAGGTGAAGGGCCAATTTTACCTACAGGAGGTAAACGTCCTGAGAAAGGTGATAAAATAGAAACTATAGTTAGTCAACTTATAACAGCAGAGCCATGGAGCGGTCATGTAAATTATGATCCTGCAGGTGATAAAGATGATAAAAACAAAAAAGAAGATGTATCAGTTGATAAAGAATTACGACCCGGACAAATAGACCCTACTGATAGTGTACCTGCAGATGTAGACACTCCAGAAGGAACAAAATTAGGTACAAAATTTTCAGATACAGTAGGTGATATTAATAATAAAGCCTCAGGCGTAACTGATGCTTTATCAGATGCTAGAGGCGTATATGAAGATGTAATAGGAAATCCAATTTCAGCATTTTTATTATCCGGTGAGTTAAACCTTAATGGTCTAGAAGCAGGTAAAAAACTTGCATCGTTAATGGGTATTACATTGCCTAAACTTCCTTCATTACCATTCCAAGCACAAATTGACCAACTACAAGATAAAGTTAAACAATTAGTAAACTTTGATAAACTTAAAGGTATGTTTAGTTTAGACTTTTTAAATAATTTGCCGCTGGATATTAAAGATAAAATGGCACAATTAGATCTTGGTAATATAGAAAATGCCATTTCAGGCAGTTTAGAAAAGCAGTTTGGAGTTGGTGGCGATGCAGTAGATAACTTTAAAAAATCTGTAGGTGCTAACACAGGAGCATTTAACGATGCAAAAGCAAAATTTAATCAGATAACAGGAAAAGGATAATGGCAGACGTTACAGATACATATTTACAAGTATTGATGGATCTAGATAAAGCAGGGTATACCATGGACGTTGATGGTGGAAGTATTATTTTCAGAAACAAGAAAACAGGAATGACGTATGTCGATGTAAATAACGGAGTAGGACCTAAAGCAGAAGAACTAATTTTTAATGCAGATTTAACATTCATAAGTGAGCAAGTAAAGAATCTTGTAAAAGTACCATTAAACGAATATCAATTTACTGCACTTACAAGTTTTGCACATCACATAGGAATAGAGAATTTTTCAAATAGCGGTGTTCTAGAATCTCTTAATAACGGCAGGTACGAAGATGTTGTTAGCAAAATGCAAAGATGGAGAACTGGTACTAAAGGACCAAACACTAGACCTACAGTCAGAGAGGATTATGTACAAAGACGTCAGTTTGAAGCAGAGTTATTTTCTACACCTGGTTGGTTAGACATACAAGCAGAGTTGAACCAATATATAAACATGCATCAAGGAACGACGTTGTCATTCAAACAACAACGTGAAATTCTAATAGGAATTAAAGATAGAGCATATAGAAAAGCAGGTATATTTAGAACTGGAACTCCACCAGTGCTACCAGATCAAAAAGATTCTATTAACTAAGACTCTTAATTTCTTTTTTTAAATCAGCATTCTCAACAAGTAATCTGTATTTTTGTTCTTGTTCTTCTGCAACGGCTTGTTCTAGTAATTCAATTGTACCTCTAAGACTATTATTCTCATTGTTTTTCTCAACGAGCATAATTCTTAGTTCTTCTTCTAGTGTGTTATTAAGGTCTTTTGTAGTTAAATTTTGCATATTTCCCCAATTTGAGTGTAGTACTATTTAAACAATTTTTGTGTATTCTACATTATACAGCACATTTTTGATTAAGTCAAGTCTTATTAAAACATCTTTTAATACTTTTGATAAATACAAGTATGGCAATTTTGTTTAAAGGATTCAGTACAGCAGATAAAATTAGAGCACCTTATACTCTAGTAGATTCTGAATTAATAAAGAGAGATATCTTAAATCAATTGTATACAAAAAAAGGCGAAAGAGTTATGCGTCCTGAGTATGGTACAATAATTTATGATTTATTAATGGATCCTAATATTCCAGAATTAGAAGAAATAGTAAAAGAAGATATTGAAAGAATAATAGATGGTGAACCTAGAGCAACACTTGATAATATTGATATATTAATAGGTGACCATTCAATAAGAGCAGAAGTTACAATTAGTTATGTTATGTTAAGTAGCAGTGAAACACTTTTTGTAGAGTACATATCTCAGAGTGGAGTTTAGTAAATGGCTATTGTAAATAGACAAAATAATTTATTTGCGGCAGAAGACTGGAAAGTTGCCTATAAGGCTTACAGTCAAGTAGATTTCCAAGCATATGATTTCGACTCTATTAAGACATCTCTTGTAAATTATATAAAAACAAACTTTCCTGAAAACTTCAATGACTTTATTGAAAGTTCTGAATTTATTGCAATTATAGAATTACTTTCGTTTTTATCACAAAGTATTGCATTCAGAATGGATATCAATACTAGAGAAAACTTTTTAGAAACAGCAGAAAGAAGAGACTCAGTATTTAAACTTGCAAGGATGTTAGGTTACAATCCTAAGAGAAATGTTGCGGCTAGTGGACTTATGAAACTAGTATCAGTTAAAACTTCCGAACCATTAACAGATAGCCAAAATAATAGTTTAAACAATTCGACAGTATTTTGGGATGATGCAAACAACCCAGACAGTTATGAACAATTTATAACAATTCTAAATGCTGGTATGAGTTCTACTAATAGATTTACTGCACCTATCAAAACAGGTTCAGTAAGCGGTGTGCCAACAGAGATGTATCAGATTAATACAACTATAGGTTCACCTATTGCATACAGTTTTACAATTAACGCCAATGGTACTAGTAGACCATTTGAAATAGTAAACGGCAATTTTAATGACAACGGATATTTTTATGAAGTATCACCTGATCCTCTAGCACCGTTTAATTTCTTTTATAGAAACGATGGCTTAGGTTTAGCAAGTGACAATACTGGATTTTTCTTAATGTTCAAGCAAGGAACATTACAATTTCAAGATTTTAATTTTACATCGCCAACAGAAAATAGAATACAAGATATAGCAGTAAACGGCATCAACGAAACTGATGTATTTGTTCAAGAAGTATCTACAGGCGGTACAGTTTTAAATCAATGGGCAAAAATACCTAACACAGTAGGACAAACACTAAATTACAATAGTAAAAGTTTAAACACAAGAAATTTATATGCTATTGAAAATTTAAATAACGATGGCATACGATTAAAGTTCCCTGATGGCAACTTTGGTAATATTCCTACTGGTATTTACAGAACTTGGTATAGAACAAGTGCAGGAGATAGATATAGTATACAACCTGATGATGCAAGAAATCTTTCTATATCAGTTCCATATACAAACGGTGCAGGAGACGATTATTTATTAACACTTGGCTTTGAATTAAAATCTAGTGTAAACAATAGTTTACCTGCAGAATCAATAGAAAATATTAAAGCAAGAGCACCCCAAACATTCTATACTCAAAATAGAATGGTATCAGCACAGGATTATAACGTATTTCCTTTAAGTCAAAGTTCTAATATTTTAAAGTTAAGAGCAACAAATAAAACACATGCAGGGCATAGCAGATATATAGATATTAATGATCCTACCGGGACTTTCCAAAGTGTAAAGACTTATACGGAAGATGGTGTTATTGCACAAAAAGATGCATTTTTAAATAAATCATTAATTGTCAATGAGAACAATTCTGCATCTACAGTGGTAAGAAATATTTTACCAACATATTTTAAAGAACAAAATTTAAACAACTTTATGTATAATAAAGTTAGACAAACTTATCAAGCAATTAGACCTGCTGTTTTAAACACAACAGGACTAGTTATAAGTTGGAAACCTCTGCCTGTAAAAGCAAAAAATAAAACAGGTTACATGCTACAAACAGTTTACGATACTGATGGCAGTGGCGCAATAGATAGATCAGATGTTGTAGTAAATAACAATCCAAGTTTTTCAGGTCTACAAGTTTTTCAAGAAAATAACTTTGTAAAATTTGTAAATCCAGATATACCTTCCGAATATAAATGGGTAAGAATAATTGACGTACAAAATAATGGTGCATTAGCAAGTGGTCTTAGTACTAGTGTAGGACCGTGGTCATTGAGTGCTGACGTGAACGAAGATTGGCGAGCATACGAAGTTATTACAACACTAAGAAAAACATTTACACCAAGTGAAGAACAAGCACTAGTTTCTCAGATAAATGATAAGAAAAGTTTTGGATTAGGATTTAATATAGAAACAAACGAATTTTATATAATCACAAATTCAAACTTACCTGCATTAGATAGAGATACTGATAACACTACAACTAGTACATATGGTATACAAAATATAGGTAACACAGAAGATAATAGTTGGTTACTCAAATTTGATTACACTCCAATTGATAACACTAGTTGGAGATATAATATTACAATCAGAGGTATAGAATATATTGCTGAAAGTAAAAATAATTTAAGATTTTATAATGTAAATAGTGTAAAAGTTACAGACAGTACAACAAAAGCAACAAGAGATAAAATTGTATTAAACACATTAAATTACAAGCCATCTAATGATGAAGAGTTTTGGTGGAGTGATAAACCTAATGTTGTAACTAAAGTTGCTGACGGTATAGGCGATTCATGGCAGAGCCAAGAAAATAATGCATTTTACGAGCCTAATGGTGTTAACCCAATGATTCCAATAAAATCTAGAGATGCTAGATGGAGTGATATTAGAATTAAATGGCAAAGTAACTTTGGAATACTTTCAGACGATATTTCGAATCCAGGCGATTTAGCATCAATTATTTCCAAAGACAGATTTGTTGATGAAGCAATAGTAGAACTTAATACATTTTTTGATGACCCGCAAGGAAATGCATTAACACCTAATGTTACAATTTCAAACTTTAGTGGTGCAGTATCTAAGTTACCAATAAATTTCCAAATAGAATTTTCAAATACAACATTTGGAACAAACATTTTAACTGGTAGCGAAGGCAATATCACATATAAGCAATTAAATCCAGATACAAATATTATAGAAATATATCATGGTAACAACTTACAAGTTGGAGGAAATGTTTATTCATATGGTGCCACTGGTGCTGTATACAATGCATCAGCAATTGGTAGTGTACTATTAGTAGATGCAAATGCTACTGCTGGAACAGGAACAATACAATACAACGATTTAGATGACAACAATCATCTATATGCTTCAGATTCTGTAGGTGTTAGTAGAGATAAAATTACTGTAAGTTATCTAAACAGTAGAGAAAAATTAGAAAACAATATCGAATGGGATATTATAGGCCCATATCAATATGAAGATGGATATACTGATCCAAGTAAAGTAAAAATTGCGCCTGTAGATACAGACGGTGATTTAGTACCAGATAGACCGCAACAATACGATGAGTTTGTAGGACAAAATGATTTAGTTATATACGAAAAAGTTACAGACTTTGATGGATACGAATACGATAGACCAGTATCAGGCGGCATAGTTGATTATAGATCTGAAACAACGTTAGACACAACTCAATCAGAAACATTGTCAGCAGGCAGTTTTGCAAACCCAATAGATATTGCTAGTATTAATTGGCTTATTGTAGACACACTTTCAGTTGCAGAACTATTAGAAAATGTAATAGGAAAATACAAAGACATATTAGTATATGTTGTAGACGAAAACAATGTTTATAAATGTGCAGAAAGTACCACAACACCCGGTACAATAAGTCTGCTTTTATCAAACAAAGATTACTTTGTAAGAAACGGTAGAGCAGAAACACAAAATACTCTAGAAACAAATCCAGTACCAGTTGTTATGAAATGGGATCACAGAGCACCAAACGATGTTAGAATAGATCCTAGTATTAGCAATGTAGTAGAAATGCTTGTATTAACAAATAACTACTACTCACAGATTTTAAAATATATTAATGTAACAGGAACAGAGTTTCCACTAGCACCAACAAATGAAGAATTATCAAACGAGTTCTTATCGTTAGATCAATTTAAGAGTGCAAGTGATGTAATTGTTTATAAAAGTGCAGAATTTAAAAGATTGTTTGGAACCGATGCTGATACAAGTTTACAAGCAAAATTTAGAATTGTAAAAATACCAGGTTCAAGTTTAAGTGATAATGAAATAAAGTCTAGAGTCATTCAAACATTTAATCAGTATTTTAACATTAATAATTGGGAATTTGGTGAAACTTTTTACTTTACAGAACTAGCAAGTTATGTTCATCAGCAACTAGGCAATACTATAGGAAGTATAGTAATTTTACCTAAAAACACAGCAGGTAGTTTTGGTGATTTATTCCAAGTAAAATCTGAACCTTACGAGTTGTTTTTAAGTACAGCAACAGTTAATGATATAGAAATAGTAGAAAAAATTAGTTCACAAACATTAAGGGCTGACAAATAGTGGCAGATAAGATTTATACACAATTACCTAATGTACATCAAACAAGTGCAATAAAAAACTTCTTTGAAAGTACAGTAGAGCAATTATATTCAAAAGCAAACGTTGTAAATATATCAGGCTTTGTGGGTTCTAAATCTTCTGAAGATCATAATGTAAATGGTGCATTTATATCTGAACCAACAATAGAAAGATCCTACTACAGTTTAGCACCTACAGTTAATACTGTAAACTTAACAACAGGTGAAAGCGAAAACTTCTTGTTCTACGATGAACTAATTAGTATTTTTAATACATTTGGCATTGATACTAAAAATCATAATAAATTTTTTAATAGCAATTTCCAAACATTTTTACCACCTATCGATATAGACAAATTTGTAAACTATCAAGAATATTTTTGGGACCCTACTATACAAGCAAATATTAGTAGCATATCACAGGCAAATCCTTGTATAGTTACAACTAGCACTAGTCACGGTTTTGTAACAGGAACTAAAGTAAGCATATCCGATGTAAGTGGAATGACTGAAATAAATAACAGTTCATTTTTTGTTAGAGTACTTACAGATACCTCAATTGAATTATATACTGATAATGATTTAAGACTTACTGCAAATTCACAAGGATATAGTGCATTTACAAGTGGCGGTAGTATAGAACATAAAGGTGGGCCAGATATTATTACCATTACTGGCTCGGCTAGTAACCCAATAGATATTGATAATGATATCTTAGGTAAAGCATCTTATACTGAGCCTAATAGTAGCACAAAATTTGT